TTGTGGCCGACTTCACCGCGCGCGGCGTGGTGTTCACAGATCTGCTGGGCGAGGTGGCGGCATGAGCGATGGGCTTGGAATTACCACTCAGACCACTGTGTTCCTCTCGGCAGAGAAGGTCGTGAAGGAAATGGATGCTGAGGATATCGGCTCATTCTGTTCAGCAGTCGCTGAACGACTCGACAGCGAGTTCGCAGATCGCGCTGGGGCAGCTAGCAGCTTCGCTGATGGCTTGAGTGAAAAGGGTTGTCGTTTTCTCGCCGAGATAGTGACCAGCTTCTTCCAGCGCCAAAAGCGGGAGGATCGCTGATGCTCACCACCAAGCAGCCGCGCCCGAAGAAGTGCAAGAACCCAGCATGCGGCATCAGCTTTCCGCCACAGCGCCTCTGCCAGAAGGTATGCAGCCCCAAGTGCGGGTTAGCCGTCAAGGACGTGAACCAGGAGAAGGCGCGCAAGTCGCTGGCCCAGATCGAGCGCCGCGAGATCAAGGTCCGCAAGGAGAAGCTGAAGAGTAGGGCGGATCACCTCAAAGACACGCAGATCGCCTTCAATGCCTGGGTTCGCGCCCGGGATGCTGAGTTGCCGTGCATCAGCTGCGGCCGGCATCACCAGGGCAAGTACGACGCAGGCCACTACAGGACGGTGGGGAGTAACCCGGCTTTGCGCTTCGAGCCACTCAACTGTCACCGCCAATGCTCGCCCTGCAATACCCAGCTTTCCGGAAACATCGTGAACTACCGCATCGAGCTGGTGAAGCGAATCGGCGCTGAGGCGGTCGAGTGGTTGGAGGGCCCTCATGAGGCCAAGAAGTACACCGTCGATGAATTGAAGGCGATGACCGCCGAATACCGGGCAAAGACCAGAGAGCTGAAGGGGAGAGCAGCATGACTTATCGCAACGTGGTATCCGCAGTAGTTCGGGCGCTCGCCGCAGAAACCATCAACTCTGCCGGCGGCTGTGACTTTGAGCCAAAGGTCCAGTGCGCCAAGCAGAAGGGGGAGATCGTCGGCAAGGAGGCCGCATTCCTCGTCGACTGCATGGTCTTCAGTCGGCTGCGCAAGGGCTTGGCTGCGGCGCACTGGCTCGCGCTACTGGCCCAGTACTCGACACACACCGAGCGTAAGCATGATGCAATCGTCACCATCGCCAAGGCCATCAAGTCACCGGCGCCGGAGCGGTTCCGCCATGCGGCTGTAGTCACCTGGGCTATGCCGAAGCTGCCGGGCCAGGAAGGGAAGCGCTCTACGAATACGCTGCCTGCTGGGTGGTACTGCATGGACAACTGGCTTGAAGAGCCAGTCGCAGAGCGCACGCAGTACCGCTGGAAGTCGGCTATCTGCAAGGAGTTGAAAGGCATGGTTGATGCGGCGCTGGCAGAGGCTCAAGGCATCCTCGATGCTGAGGACTTGATAGAGACTGATATTGCCGCTTGACCATAGTGGCAGAGTGGCATAGATTAATCCCTATCTTGTCCTTCTTGCGTGTTAAGAATGACAAATAAGAACCCGGCCACCGCGTCGGGTTTTTTATTGCCTGCGATTTCCCCAATCCCTCGGAACCTCTGATCGCCAAGTTCAGCGAGGGCCTCATTCGTATCATGCAGCAAGCCCACTCCAGTGTGCTCCCTTGGCCTGGACGCAGGCCCTTTTAATTCCCCTTGCGGCCGAGAGGCAATTTCAAAAATCTTTCTTCTTGAAGGTTTTGTCGCCCGATTGATCGTTGCTTATCGTCAGTACGCCGGCCGACACCGAGTACGTCGTCGACGCGTCTCCCTCTGAGTAGCGATTTCTCCACCGGCCCCATTCATTTTCGTCCTCCATGAATGCCGACCAGATCACGCGGTCCTCACTTACTTGGCATCGATACCGAAATGAGTCTCCGTCGGGGCGTCGATAGGAAATCTCCGGGGTTGGCTCTGTATGTTTGGTTTTCATCGTTTTTGTAGGTCGGCCCATCTCCACGGAAATAGCGGCCTTGCAGATTTCGGCGCTTGTGAAGGTGTCGGCGTGTGCGCTGGTGATGAGCCCAATAGAAGCGAGTAGGCCTGCTGCTACTTTTTTGTTCATACCCTTGTCCTTGTTTTATTGGCAGGGGAATTCTACATGGCCAAGGCCATTTGCTCATGCATGCCACGGAGTCGAGCGCATGGATTATTTGCACCGCCTGCTCGACAGGTTGGATTTGTTGATCGCCGGCCTTTTCGGCGTGATCGTCGCCAGCTGGTGGCACAAGGACGACCTTACCGACTGGCGCGCCTGGCTGATCTTTCTCACTACAGGAGTGGCTTGCGCGCTGTACCTGACTGGAATGGTCAGTGCTTACTTTGGCGTCACAGAGCCGAACACCGTCGCCGGCATCGGTTTCTTGCTGGGCACGTTCGGCGGCTCTCTTCTTGCGGCGATCAATCGCGCTATCAAAGCCGCTGACCTCTGGGCTCTCATCCGCCAGCGGTTCGGCGGAGGTAATCCACCATGAATTACGAACTGATCAATTCCATCGCTTGCGGCTTGATTGCCTTATGGGCGACTTGGTGTGTTCTGAGCGGTCGAGTACGGGACGGCATCCTCGGCAAGCTGATCTATTCGGCGATCGCCATCAGCGGGTTCGTCGTGATGGCCCGCAACCAGACTCTGTTCTTCGGGCCGACCAGTGCCGGGTTGACGCTGCATGTGTCCCTGGCTCTGGCCGGCGCCCGCCATATCTTCATGGTCATCTGGTGGCAGCGCGTGAAGGGCTGGCTTTGTCGCACATTGAACTGCGAGCACTGCATGCGCTGCGACAAGGCACCTGGTGGTATTGACCGGCGTAAATCATAAGTCGCGACACGTTTCGCGAATCAGCAAATTGTGTCGCGACCTGACTCAGTCTGAGATCGACGGCATGAATTCGATCAAGGCTCTTGAAGCTGACGCCGGTGAACTGTTCAAGCAGATCGGCCAGATTGAAGGTGTGGATCCGCGCCTGCTGGCATTGGCCAAGACCAACTTGCAGCAGGGCTTCATGTGGTTCGTGCGCTCGATCGCCAAGCCTGCTGATCCGTTCAGCTGATGAGTAACGTGACCCGCCTGCATCACGCATTGCCACTGAGCCCAGCTATCAACAAGGCAGTCACTGAGCTGGACGCCGCCATTGCCAAGGCGATCGATGCTGCCAAGGCTGCCGGCCTACCTCAGGGATTGGTTGTGTCCGTCTTGCACGGACATGCGCACGCGCAGACCCACAACATGGTGAAGGCATGACAGCAAAGCTCGTTGAGATCAAACGTGAGGGCTGGCGCGATGCCGCCAAGACGCTGCGAAAGATTGCTGATGATCTAGATGCTGGCGTGCACCCGGAATGCACTGTGGGCGCGTTGACCCTCATGGGGCCGAGAGGCGAAGTGACGGTATTTGGACTGGGCCCTAAGTGCGACGACCTGCAGTGCTTGGGTGCAATGCGCCTGGGTGAGCAGAAGCTGATTGATGTGCTGCTGGATATCGAATGAATCATTGAACGACGTTCGAATGCATTGAATGAATCGTTGCGAAAACATAACCCCATGAATGAGGCTTCCAATGGCCCTATGTGGCGCATCCAAGCGCGGCAACGGGGAACCATGCAAGCGTCACGCGATACCGGGTTCCTCTCGTTGCAAGCTACACGGTGGCAAGAGTACGGGGCCAAAGGATCCAGCGAGACCCGTCGGCAATAGCAGGGCAGCCAAACCCGGCTCCATCTACAGCCAGTTCCTCACAGACGAAGAGAATGACCTGCTCGCCAGCATTGAGCTGGGGCGTGTGGACGATGAACTGCGCCTGACGCGCATTCGATTGATGCGGGCGCTGTCCAGGGAGAACGAGTTCGGTAATGAGCTGGAGATCGACAGCGAGAAGATCGAAGACGGGGAGAAGGCGACCACCAGCAAGGTGCGCGACTACTCAGCCCTGATCGATCGCCTCACTGCGAGGGTGGAGAGCCTGGAGCGAACCAAGGAAGACCTTGAGACTCGCCGCCTGACCAACGAGAAGCTGCGCCGCGAGCTGGAAGACCCGAACAAGGGCCTGCCCGAGCCCAAACAAGTCATCATCGGGGTAGAAGATGCAAGCGACCCTGAAGCTGAATAAGCCGCAGTTTGATTTCATCAGTCACCCCAAGAAGTTTTCAGCGTTCGTCGGCGGCTACCGTAGCGGCAAGACCTTCGTGGGTTGCGTACGGATGTGCATCAACGCACTGGAGCACCCCGGCATTCCACAAGGCTACTTCGCGCCGACGTATCCGCAGATCGCCGACATCTTCTACGACACCATGCCGGTGGTCGCGGAGGCGTTTGGCCTGTTCGCTGACATCGTGCCGAGTAAGAAGCGGGTGTACCTGCGCGATAATCGAGGCCGATGCCTGTCGACGATTGTCTGCAAGAGCATGGAGCACCCGCACCGCATCGTCGGCTTCAACATCGCGCATGCCCTGGTCGATGAGATCGACTGCATGCCGATCAAGAAGGCCGACAGCGCCTGGAAGAAGATCATCGCGCGGA